AGGTCCTGATGAATTAAAACAAAAATTTGATAAAACGGGTAAGGACATAAAAGAATATTTAAATCAAAAATTATTGCCAGAAATAGAAAAAGAAAGTGACAAAGATAAAGATGAAGTAATGGGGAAGATTTTAAAAACTTTTAAGTATAATGTGATTTTACAGGATAGTATAGCAAAGAACACAGACTATACTATTCCATCAACATACAAAGTAAATACAAGCAATTTAGATGTGTATTTTGAAGGATGCCTTTTAAATATAAATGAACATTATACAGAACGAGGAACAGGAGATTCTGACAAAATAAGATTTGATTGGGATGTACCAAAAGGTAGTAAATTAAGTTTTGTTATAAGAAAGTAGGTGTAATGAGTGGCAACAGGATATGAAGATATAGATAATTTAGTTAATCAGCAAAATAGTTTGATGCAACAACAAGAACAAAAGCAAAATGAAATTATTAATCAGCAAACACAAATGCAGATAGATGAGTTAAACAGAGAAAAAGAAAAAGTCGATAAAGAAGTAAATAAAACAACAGCAGGCTTGTATAGTGCTTGGCAAAAACAATCTAATCAATATGGTGCTGGAATGGAACAATTACAAAAACAAGGATTAGCAAATAGTGGATATGCTGAAAGTACAAGAACATCTTTATATAACACTTATCAAAAAAATGTTACAGATGCATTAAATAATTCAAGAGAATTAAAGAGTGAATATGACTTTAAAATGCAACAAGCTAGACAAAATGGAAGTATACAACAGTCTCAAGCAGCCTTAGATTTATATGCTCAAAAAATGCAATTTTTAATACAAAATTATGAACTTAGACAAAATAGAGAACAATATTTATATCAACAAGAAAGAGATAGAGTGTCAGACAATCAATGGCAAAAAACATTTGACGAGCAAATAAGACAAAATGAGATAGAAAATCAATGGAAACAAAAACAATTTGATTATCAACAACAAAGAGACAAAGTTGCAGATAGCCAATGGCAACAACAATTTAATCTTTCAAAAAAAAAATCTAGTTCGGGTAGGTCATCAAAATCAAGTTCAGGAGGTCTTACAGTGAATGGATATAGTGACAAATCTCAACAAGGAGAAACTAACTATTCTCAAAAAGAAGTTTTAGACAATATGAGATTTTTAAGTGGACCAAATACAAATGGTGCAGTTGTTGACGGGCTGTCAGAGGAAAGAGATAGTAATGGGAAAATAACCAAAAAAGGAAAAACATATTCCTCAGTTGATGAATTACTTAATCATTATGGATATATAATGGTTAAATAATTATATGAAATTTAGGAGAAAATTATGAAACTTGTAAAAATATCAGATTTAAATGAAGAAGAAAGAAAAAAAGCATTTGAAGAACAGCAAAAAAGATTAGAAGAAAATAGAAGAATTAGTGAGCAAAATAGAATCAATGCAAATAATCAATTTAATGAATTAATTAATAGGACAGGTGCATTTGATACAAATAATCATACTACTAATTTTTATAATATCACAAATGCAATGAAAAGTTCTGGTGCATCAAAACAGTCTATAAATAATTTTAAAAAGAATAATCATATTTCATTGTGGGACAATATATTAGACATAATGAATGGTACAGGGAAAGTGGTTGAGAATACTTGGCTTGGACTTAATAATGGGGTGAAAAGTTTTCAACAGACTTTAGGAAAAAGAATAACAGAAACACAACAAAATAGAGTAGATTTTTGGAATGAAGAAAATAAAAAAATGCTAGAACAAAGAGTAAAAACACACCCAGAGGAAGAAAATCAAATCAAACAAGCTATCAATAATCCACTTATAACAGGAGAACAACTTAAAGAAGGAGAAAAAAATGCATCAGAAAAAATTCAAAACAAAAAAGAACAAAATCTACAAAAAATAAACCAAAATATAGAAGAAATAGATAATCCAGCAATGAAAAAAATAGCTGAAATATCTCCTTCAATAGGTCAAATGATACCAGCATTTGCAACAGGTGGAATAGGTGCAGTATATATGGCTGGATCTAGTACAGGACAATATTATGATGATGCCAAACAAAGAGGGATGAGCGATGAAGAAGCAAATACATATTCTGGAATAATGGGACTAATGGAAGGTGCAACAGAAATGATAGGCATTAACAGTCTATCAAAAGCAGGAAAAGGATTAAAGGAACTTGTAAAAGGAACTGGAAAAGAAGTTGCAAAAGAAACGGCTGAGAAAGTATCTAAATCAACGGTAAAAGAAGTTTTAAAGGATTATGGAATAGGAATAGCTGATAATATGATACAAGAGGCTTTAATAGACCCTATAGATGAAGTAGTGTCTTATAGTGTATCAGGAAAAACAAAACATGATTACAGTAAAGTAGAAGGATGGAAACAACTAGGAAACGATATGTTACAAGATGCTATAAATGGAGGATTAGTAGGTGCTATCTTAGGAGGGGCAAATTTA